ATTGTGTAGTTACCTTAGGCTAACATTTGAAAAGTTGGCACGGTTCTTGCTAGGGAATTAGTGAAAATAAATACTTGACTTTTGGCGGTATATATGTTATAATGAAGGGTTAAGCATCTATTACTTTAGCAAAGTAAAGTGTTAAATTAAAGATAGAGTCTGATCTGTCTGATCTGTCTGATCTGATCTGATCTGTCTGATCTGTCTGATCTGTCTGATCTGTCTGATATGTCTGATCTTTAGTGTTAGTTTTATGAATTTAATTCATAGATCTATGATTTGGATATATTGGAAAAAATAAGCGTATTATGATATACTATAGATGTAAATAAAAAGGAGGGACGAATCATGAAAATGACAAAAAAAGAGAAAGAAGTGTATAAATTATACGCTGAATGTGTTTTAAAAGCAATGGATTTTGCCATTTCTGAGAAGTGGCAGGATTCCGTTTTTTATGATGGAATGGCTTTAGGCATTGAAAAGAGTGCTTTTATATTCATTCCGTTTAGAAGCGAATTTGCCGCACTGTTTGAACGTACTTATCAAGTTTACGTCGATTACGTAAACGGAAATAGTGAGTACGAATTCAATGAAGTAGTCACGATTATAAAAGAAGGGAGGGCTTAAATATGAAGAGAAGATTAGAAGGAGAAATTAAAATTATCGGTTATTATGCAGTAGCTGGAGGCGAATATCTTTATATGCTGCCTTTTGAGGCGGCTAATGTGTGGGAATATAGAAAGAACACTGAAGCGATAGCGCTTTGCTGGCAAGGCAAAATGTGCTTTCGCCAGTTGTATGTTAGGAGCGGCAAATACTATTTTAAGTTTTTCAACCGCAACATTTACCTCAGCGAAATTACACGTACTGAGGGAACTCATGCTTATATCACAGTATGAGTAATCGTGAGTGGGCTATTGCAGTGCTTTACACGCTGAGCACTGCAATGGAAGCTCTGTTTATTACAGGCGCGTGCACAAGTGACAGCGATATAGCTCTTATTTGGCTTATATTGGCCGTTGTATGGGGCATAACAATCATATTTTCATTGTTTAAAGGAAGCAATGACGATGATATACAAGAATATTAAAGGAGTGAACAATATGAAGTTAGAATTAATTGAAACAAAATATGGTCAAGTCCTTTTCAAGGATTTAAAAAAACTGATATATTAAGGGTTAGAAAGACGTATAGGACATACGGTAGAATATACTTTATGTATAAAAAGAATAGAATATATCTTTCTGAATTTGTCCCGCAGCGTGACGGGACGTTAATTCTTATTCGATAGCGAAAAAAAGGGTGAGCGATCACCCTTTTAATGTATCTACAGGCTACTTTAACGAAGTAAAGTGTTAAAGTACTACAACTGCATATCGTTACTGTACTACTTACATAGGACAGCGGGTCACTTTAGTGAAGTAAAGTGTTAACGTAGTAAACCACTAACCACTCAAAATAAAGATACAGTCCTATCACAGCATATAATTCTGTGTGCCTGACAGCCTGTATCCTTATTCAAAACATAGGGGTGGGTTAATTTATCGTTAAAATACGCCAGAGGGCTTTTCAGAGCCCTCAGAGCCTCAGAGGCCTATAAGTCAAAGGCAGAGCACATGCTCATAGGCATCTGAATATTACAGTAAGCGTTAGCAGAGGTACAGTCAATAGTCTTAAACTTATTCGTAGCAGAGCTGTCTACTTCTTTGTGATAGACTTGTATCTTCCAGTCTTCTGCGAACCGGACAAATCCATTGATGGTGAAATAGTTATTCTCTTTATCCCTGCCGAAGAGTGTACAAGCAAAGTCTGCAAGCGGTGGCGTAGTCCAGCCCTCACCAATTTTAAGAGTTTTAGGGTAACTAGCAATATTAACAGGCACATTGGAAATAGCGAGACGAAACCGCCCGTCCAGCATGACATTGACAGCACCGTCAGAGAATGTGCTTCTCAGAGAAAGATAGTTCTTGATCTCATTATTCGTACTGTCAACTGTACTATCCATTTCAGAGGAATTAAAGTTATACAAGCTGTATTCAATCGTAATGTTTGGCTCAGAGCCAAGAACAACACCGCTCAGAGTCTGTGTAAGTGCATCCTGTCCAGAGGAATTTGGATGGATACCATCAGAGGAGAAATAGCTATAGTCATGTAATGTGAACGCTGTACTGGTGATAATCTTCATACCAGATGCACGACAGCTTCTTAGATTAGAACAGAGTGTTCTTAACTGGTTTCTCACCGATGACTGACTAGACCAGCCAATGAAAGCAAACGTACAATCAGCATAAGGATATAACTCCCTACATCTGCTTGCAAAAGCATTTGTTGCATTGATTAAGTCAGCTTTTGTCTGGTCACGGTCATTCATACCGCCAGCAATAAGAACTAGAGAAACATTGTTTCTGTCTGCTTCTCCCATTGAAGCACCTGCTTCATTTAGCAAGTCAATAAATTTCTTGCCTGTGCTTGCTGACACATGAGAAAACCCAGATCCACCAGAATATTTATTGACAAATGTGCAGTAAGGCATGCTTGATATAAGCTTCTCACCCCATCCTTGCACATTACCGTCTGGCGTGTATCCCTCATCATAGCTATCACCAATAAGAACAATTTTTTTATTAACACGGGTACTGTTAAATTCCTGTCTCAGAGCTGATAACAGAGTACCGTTATCATCAATATTCTTTTGTAAATTTGTATCAGCTGTTTTTCTGTTACTTACTTCATTAGTAATAGCTGTTTGCAAACGGCTGTCTGTATACTGCCTGTCTTCCTTTTCCTTGTCAATAGCTTTTTGAAGTGTTGTGTCTGCTTCCGTTCTAGCAGTTGTTTCATCAGCAATACTCTTTTTAATATCTGTATCGTCATATCGTGGCACATAAACATCAGTGTCACCAACACGTACAAAATCGAATTCTTTTCTATCTGCCATTATGCTACCTCTACTTTCACTGTCACACTGTTTGTATAATCTACACGCATCCTGTTATTAACCCTTAGTCTATACATGTAACTGTTTCTATCTGTTGTCGCTACCAGACTCAACTTGTAAGTTTTAGCTCCTTTTTCTGTACAGTCAAACCAAGTTGTGCCACTGTCTGTGCTATACTGCCACTGATAAGAAGTTGCACCCGCAACGAAAGCCATTAAATCAACTGTTTTTGCTTCTTCATTTACAGTTATATTTTCAGGTTCACTTAAAATAATTAAAGACTGGTCAACAATTAATGCTCTTTTATCTTCATCATAAGTCAGTGAGACAATTAAGTCACTAATATAGCTTTGTAAGAGTTTATAAACAAGGTCTGGTACATTATCGGCGTTATCAATCAGTTCATTGACTTTTTCATACAAACATTGTAAATTATCCTGTAATGAAAGAGCATCATTATAAACGATGGGAAGAACAGCACTAAAAGGCCATATTAAATATAAGTCATTTTTCATTCTATCACCTCACTAACTTCTATTAATTTCTATTATTGCAGTATTATTTATTTTATCACCGATTTTGCATGCTACCTTTAAATTGTTACCACCATTTACACCATAGCCGTCTGAGTGGATCGCATTATCATCATATATTTTTATAGTGATAATATTATGGCTTGCACCATATACTGTATAGGTTGTCCAATTTGTGTTATCGTTTGAGACTAACCAAGTGACATCATTAATATCATAACTGCTAGGTACAGTACTACTAAAAGTGGCTGTCAATTCAACAGTTGTACCTATTGTTACAGACGTACTAGGCGTTGTTTCAATGTTTATGCTTGCTAATGGTGCATAAACACACACAATATCAGAATAATATGCAATATTACCTACAACAACTTGAAGCCTAAAGGCTAGAGTATATAATGAAAGATATCCACCTACTTCAATATTGGCTGTGATATTTTCGTCTTTATCTGTAGCTCCTGTTAATAATGAAGTTGGTACTGGCTTACTACTAAATTTACCAAAAGTTCCTGCTCTTAACCATTGCATACTAGTTATAACATCGTTGTTTAATGATTTATTTATTGAAAGTGCCAAGTCAACAAGTTTATTTGTCTTATACATTTCATAGTACGAATACCATTGAATCATATTAGCTGTATTATTCCAGTTGTTGTTCGTCACTCCGTTGAATGTAGCTGAACCACAATCAAAATTAGTCATGTGAACAGTAGTAGCTATAGTGTTTGATACAATAGTATTGCCATCAATACTATTAGTGCAAGTAAATCTCCACTGTACACTCTTATTTGTTCCTACTTCACCTGTACCAACACTAATACCGTTTGTTTTATTTCCTTTGTCAATGTAATAGTATGGGTAAATATTTTCATCATTGTACTGGCTTGTCACCCAACCATCACCAATATTAAATTGCCATTTTCCGTTAGACATAGGAAAACTTGTTTTTGTATAGCTTAGATTGTTCTTGCTATACAAATCAACATAGTTATCATGCTCATAGTATTTTTGTTCAATAGATAATTCAGCTTTGATATACTCAATAACAATAGCTTCTGTATAATAAGCATACTTGTCATTCTGTAACTTGCATCTGAACTCTTTTTTATCACCACTGTTATAAAATGTAACAGGTACTTTACATTTTGCTGTATTAGAGCCCTCAGCTTCTAAGTCAACAAACAACCCGTTATCATTTTTATACTGCCACTGATAAAAAGTCACATCCCCTTTAACATTACTTACCCCTACTTCAACATTTTTGACAGGTGTATAAATAGGCGATTCCAGCTGAATTAAATCACAACTGATAGGATTTTCAAAAGCAATACACTTTAATTCTTCACAATATCCACCCTGTAGCTTCATATGACTAGCGTAAACATCTAGTAACTTGTCAACTACATCTTTAACGTTTGTATCATCACCAATCAACTTATTGATTTTAAAAGCTAATTTGTTAATGCTTTCAAGTGGCGTGATGTTTTCATCATAGATAGTTGGTGCAAGTGGTCTGTTACCAATCGGATTAAAATTATTCTTCTCCATCAAAGCACCCCCAATCCCACACCTGCATAAACAGGTCACTTAGTTCACTAATAACCATACGGTCAATATTCTTTAACTTTTCAGCATATTCATTAACCATGTATGCATAAGTCATACCGCCACGTTTACCTGTGATATGTTGAACATAATCTTCTGTTGTGTTAAAATTACTGCTAGATTTAAGTGCATTGGTATTTTTATTTGTATTCGTGCTGTCTGAGATATCAGCACTAGACAAATACCTGTCACTTTTGATACCATCTAGTCCGCCCTGTGGTGTGTTGCTGTGCCTGTTAATATCCTGTCCACTATATTCGTTGTTGCTATTGCCACTTGAATTAGAACTATTGTCACCTTTACTTTTTCTGTTGTGGTCAATAGTCACATCTGTATCGCTAAGAATATCATAATCTTTATCAAAAGCTTTGTAAAGCTTGTTATAATACGGCATGATAACAGATAACTTAGCGTCAAGTCTCAGTTGAAATAAGCCAAAGGTTTCTGAGCCAATCTCACGGGTATAGTAATGCTTCAATATTTTCTTTGCAAGAACAGGTCGATATTCTGGTGTAAATGTCTCAAATGATGGTGGGAATATCTTATCCCAGCTTTTGTCAATCACTTCATCAATAGACATATACCCCTTACCACGTTCATAACCTGCAAGTGATTCGCATATATATCTAATTTGTGTTGTATAACTACTCATATCTAAAACCTCTTAATCATGGATGTTGCCAAAGATTCATCTTTCAAATCTTGAAAAACATCGTCTCCACCCTCAACTTCTTTGTTAGGCTCGTCCCCATCATCAAAGAACCATCTAACATTAATACCGAAAATATCTTTAATCTGTTCTGTAGCATAGTCTCTAGCCATAGTTCGCGAACGTCTGTTTGCAAGGGCGTCGGCATTACTAGATTCTACTTCACTTGTAATCATTCGTTCTTTCTTCTGAGCAATAACGCTTGTGATACCTAGCATTGAATTACCTTGATTATATAATCTTTGCTGTGCTTCAAGTAAGTCTAGGGCAACAAACGGTGCATTTAACTGAATTGCTTGAATATCATCAGTATTGAATTTTTTAGATACTGGTATATATGGCTCATCAGCATCAACTTTGGCAATCATGTTTTTCATTGATAACTGCGAGTTCTCATTACAAGCAACAACTACAGGTGTTTTCTGTGCGGTACAGTTAACATCAATAGTGCCATCCAACCTACTGAGTCTGTACGCTAAACCAATAAAGGAATTATAGTTATTGATTCTTAAGTAATTGTCCCAAATGATAACAAACTGTCCATTTTCAAGCACCTTACTATAATTAGTCCACGGATTCCATACAGTAATTCTTGTCGGATTACCATAACAGTCAAATACGCCCATACTTAAATATTGCATACAGGCATACTCTCCTGCATCTTCATCATAGAAAATGGCTACTGAACCGAGCTCAAAAAGTTTGAGGGCTAGCCATCTTGCATCTACTTCAACTGGTAGTCCCTCAACCCTGTATGAGGCGATAGCGTTATTTGCAAACTTAAACAACCATTTGTTATATTCGACTCCCTCTTTATAAATCTTCTGAAAGAATCGTCTTTTCTGTCTACTCACTTTATCACCTCACTATATTTTATTATTTGCTGAATAGTTATGAAATGTTGTTTTCCAGAATGTAACGCCGTTTTCAATGACACTTTTAATAAGCATTTCAGCATCAACGGGAATCTTACCAGTCAACGCAACATTTTTACACTTAATGTAATTCCAAGATGGTCTGCCATCCATCTGTGGCCTTTTCACTCTGTTAACCTTATAGCCGTACATGTCAAAGAATTGGTCAATCGTTCTTGCATATTCTTCACGGATTTGCTTAACATAACATCTTGCGTCTTTTAACTGATGTGACCAGAGTATAGAACCAACGGAAGAGCCATTTAATCGACTAGTGTCGTGTTGGTCTTTACTTTGTTGTGCTATTGTTTGAAATATTGAGTTAATACCACTCGCGCCACCTATAACAACGCCGGGGATATTACCTGTTGATAAACCAGCTGAAACACTTGCACCTGCTTGTGCTATACCGCTTATAGTATTACTGCCATATTTTGCAAAGGTACCTAAAAAGTTATTAAATGGTTCACTAGATGTTAAATTACTAAAACCGTAAGACGCTATTTCAGCTTGGTATGCATCATACATGAAAGAACCCTTTTCACCATAATTTAAAGTGAATCCCTTACTATAGTCTGTTGTGGATGTACCTTTATACTGTCTTGGGCTGATAATAACCTGTGGTTGAGCGCATGTGTTTCCTCTAATGAATACCGCAGGCGTATTGTTAAACAATTCTGGATGTAAAACCATATTGTCACCCGTTGGGGCGAATACAAGGTAATCAGAATATGGTGAGCAATAAAGTTTATTGTTATGCGGTTTATAATTACCGAATGTACTTGGTATCTCTGGGAGTTCTTTTATTTTAGTAGTCACAGAACTTTCACTAACAGGCTTTAAATCTCTAGGGATTGTGAATACCTGTAAGATAGTATTGGTGTAACCTGCTGTGATAAGACTATTTAGGAATTTTAACAATTTGTCCGGGTCTTCACTAAAACCGATTTTTGAACCTTGAAAAACTCTGCCTAATAGTGGCTTGTCATACCATGTAGGTTGATTCTCAATAGGCTGTAACTGTGCTTCACTGATAACGATTTCACAGCCATAAACAACATTGTATGAAAAATCAGTAAGTAGTGATTCTTTACCAACCACTAACTCACCATATTCTAAACCCTCTGGTATAGTATGCAACCCGACCGTGTCATCAAGGACATGTTCTCTTTCAACAAAACATTCACCGACTTTGCAGTCCATCCACCATGTCTGCCACAAATCAATCGTATAGTGTACTTCTGCTGTTCGGTTGTTTTCATAACGCATTTCAGTGATAAATGCATAAAACCACTTATCACTGAAAGCACTGTTACGAAACATCATGTAATTTGCTGAATAGATATCATCTGCCCATGCATCAATATTGACAATTCCGTCACGAACATAGTAACACTTGTCATACGTCTTGATTCTATGGTCTAACATGTAGGACTGTTGTTCAGCCCTACTGTTAAACCACTTAATATGATTGTAGTCACGGTCACATTCAACACCAGATAAAATGTAAATAATTGAATCTGGAATAATGTATGCCATTATAACTCCTATGCTGTATAATCTCCTGCTCTTATTGTAAAATCTTTCGTTATATTAGTTCCACGCACTTTAGCTGTTACTAAAATAGTACCGTAATAATTAGATGTTTTTTCAATTGTTTTAAAAGAAATATAACCATTAGGATAAACTACAGCACTATTTGTATTATCCTGTTTTAATGACCATATTAAATCTTTACAACCACCTTTTACTGTAGTAACAGGTGCTGTGAATAAGTAATTAACATTAGTTCCGATATTTGGCTTGCCTAGCGGAGTGGTAATAGTAACTGCATTATTAGGTAAAGATCCAATAGTCGTATTATCTGATGTCTGTAGTGCAACTAAATTATTTGGAATAACTGCAACTGCATTTGCAAACGGGCTTACTGCATATGTCTGCCACATATGCAAGAAGTAATTGTGGTCAAGCGTATTTGCAACTGGCATATCACGCATTTCAAATACGTTATCATAAATCTGTACAAAGTCTTCATCAATAATAATGCCTGCCACTTTATCAAGGAATACCATGTCATCTGCGCTTGGTTCTTCATATGTAGGGTCATTCGCAAAGATCTTGTTAAGTCTTGCAATATCAAGATGACCGAGACCGTCAATCAGAATACGTCTGTTAAGATAATCAGCATAAGGTAACTGAAACGCTGATGCTAAAACATTGGTATCGATGTTGGCATCATAATCTGTATTGATTAAGATAACTTTTTTATCTGAATCAGTAAAAGTTGTTACGCCTGCAATGTTATAATCTGTAGACATAAACTGGAAGTCGTTAGATACTTTTCGCATCTGAGTAGCGCATAGCTTATACTTATCAGCACTTGTATCGTCAAATCTGTAGTAAGCAAGCTTACCATTTAAGATGTGCTGACCGATGAGATATTTTGTAACGTTAAACTCATCATAAGCTGCCGCTGTGTAAACAGACTGGATAATACCACTGATTAACTCATCCATGCCCGACCATGACTTAAATGCTGATTTAAGCATAGCTCTGTTAACTGTGACTGGATAAGTCAGCTGTGAATTCATAATATAAAACGATGATCTAACATCCGGTTCATATTTCTTAAACAGATTGGTAGCTGTATCTGCACCACTTCCTGCAATCTCACCGTACTGGTACACCTTTGCGATATTAACAAAGATATCCTCTACTGTTTCACCAACATCAATGACACCTTTTTTCAGTGTTGCAAGCGGATTAGTATACAGACGGCTGGCAATTCTTGCAAATGCAATTCTGTTAACCAATGCAGAAAGAAATTCATTTTCAAGAGCAGGGTTATTCATGATGATAGCCCCAATTCCTCTAAGGGATTCAGCATCTGCTGTTACATACGGAACATAATCTTTGTAGTAAGTTGAAGCTGAATTTTTTACAGCGTTGATAATATCAGCACTGATATTCGTATTTGTTGCAATTCTTGGTTTTGTAGGCATTATTTACCCTCACTTCCATATAATAATTCATTGAGATTAAGACTTTCCAGTCTTTCATCTTCGTCAATAGGTTCATCTTTTTTTGGTTCTGGTGTCGGCGGTGCAACTGACTTGCCCTCTTTGAAGCGTTCTGTGTACTTCTTACGCCATTCAGCGTCATTATCCTCATACTTCTGTTTCCAGTTTTCTTCATCAACACCCTCATTATCAATTGTCTCTAACAAAGCAATTGCTTCATCATCTGTTCTATCACCTAAAAACTGAGTGATAGCATCTCTTGTAGCCTGTAACATTGAGTCCACCTCTTTCTTATTAACTAACGTCTTAAACAAGGATACATCCATATAGGCATCCTTGTTCTAATTCCTTTACCTGTCGGCAATGTTGGACTGTAGCCCTGTAACAAGGTAAAATAATACTGTGCATATTTTGCTCTGTCTTCCAATGTCGCTGATGGGTCAGCTGGTCGTTCATAACAATAGACAAAACACTTTGCCATATATCCAACATCATCTGTGGCAGTTGCGAAAGCGTCCATAGTCTGATATCTTCTATACTCCTGAGGAACGCTTGAAAAGTTTGGATACCATTCAGTAGGATTATTGTTTCTTTCATCATTTAACCTCTGGCACTGGCAGTTACCATTTGCATCTAAATCAGTCTGCCAAGTAGGGCAGTTTTTGTTAAGATACGGAATGATTGTATCAACTGCGGGTGTCCACTGGACAAGCCCATAACCTCTTTCATCTACTGCTACACCCTGTTCGTAAAGGTCAGCACTGATAAATGACTCTATCGTCATGTTACCAAGTATAGCGCAAATAGCATTAATACTCCAACCTAAAAGAAGTAAAGCGTTTGCTACACAATACGCATTGTTGGTAGACTTCTCATTGATATAGTCTTGACCATACCCCGTGATTGACTGCCAGTGCAAGTCGCTGGGAAAAGTAGGAGTGCCTGTGTCAACATTAGGATAGATAAAGCCCTGTAAATAACCATTCATCCATGATGGCACATAACCGTTACTTTTCTTACACTTTTCAGTCCAGAAATATTTACCAGAACTCCATCCGCTGTTACTGGTAACAATACCATCACTTGTTATCTGTTCAACAACGGCAACATGTCCTGCACCACCATTGTTATAGCCATAACAGGCAATTGCACCTAATCTCGGTTCTTTACCTTTAGCATAACCTCTTGTACGGCTGTACCAATTTGTCGCATTACTGGTAGAAAGACCAGATGGATAGACTCCATTAATCTCATAGAATCTACCCCATGCATACCAAGTACAATTACCTCCCGTCTGTTGCGGGCCAAGGTTGCTCTGATAAAAAATGTTATCAGAATAGTAGTATTTTAAACCAAACATACCATCTGTATTCAGTCTGGGTGTAAAAGCCATTAACAATCACCGCCTAAAAGACAAGCCCACATTTTAGAACCACATGAAGAATCTTGTCTGCCTACAGCTGTGTTTCCGTAGGCGTTCTGGATTTTTTGAAACTGGTTGATAGCATAAACAAGGTTATCGCCACAGTGGCCGTCAATAGATAGTGGTTTACCATTCTTACCCAAAATGCCAATTGCTCTTAAAACAGCTTGTAGTGCGTAAACATCTTGTCCGGTAGAACCTCTTTTAACTGTTTTCATTTTCACCATTTCTTTCACTAATCATATCGCACAAATGCTGAATAGCAAGTGTATTATTGTTCAATGCCTGTGTAACCTCAGACATTTCATTTTTGTGCTGTTCGTTGAGTTTGGCAATATCCTCCCTGTTTCTGTCTGTAGAGTATTTGATATACCATCCCATACCAATTGCGCATACAATAGGGAAACCAATTGTTCCGACAGCCTGCATCAAAGCGTTAACATCCATAAGCTTCCTTCCCGAGTCCACCGTCTTGTTGTATCATAGAATAAAGAATAAAAAATAACTTATAACAGAGGTCAATCCTTTTCTAAAATTTAAAATAGAGCCAATTGTTTTAGGTGGACTCTGATATCCTGCATCTGCATTTTCCAGCATTTCAGATTGATGCAAACAACTAGCTCTATTGTTATTATAATTTAATTATGAAATTTTGTCAAGTATCTATGAAATTAAGTTAACAAGCCTAGTTTATCTATAGCATTTAGGAATCTGTATTTGCATGAATATGTTTCATAGTAGATATAGCCTAGGGCATCCCATTCACCGTAGATAGAATACTTCATTTTGAATGTCTTTTTACTGTCTTTGTTTCCGTCATAATACTCTTCAAACTCGCAGTATTTATGCGCACTTATATACATAAAGTTCGATCTTGACTTTGATAAGTAGATATAGATTTTACCAAACTGGCAGACAGCTATTAAATCCTTAGGATTGCCATATTTTCTCATAATGTGTGCGCCGTCATTATATGAGAACTCGTTACTATTTGCCATTTTTGCAAATTCAGACTCATTATCGATAGCCTTAAATAAAGCTGTTTTCTTTCTCATTTCTGAAATAGGCGACTTCATGATATTAAGAAGTAATATACCTCTATCTTCTAAGAACCGCACTTCCTGCCCTTTTCTTTGCATTTCATCGTAAACGTCAACTAGATTAAATGTATCAAGAACTGCATTATAAATGTTATTTGAGTTTGCCATCATCCACATACGGAGTGGTGGCTGACCTAACAGTTCTCTGTTTCCACTGACTGTGACATACATATTTGTAACAGCATCGCCCTCATTTTTAATTCGGTTAACGTGATTCTCTGGAATAAACTCATCATAGATAATATCTGTGATTGTACCACCACCAAAACCGCGGTATTTGCTTACAGCTTTTAATGAAACGGCTATTCCGATATCTTCATAAACAGGTTTTTCTTCATCAGTCCATCCAACTATGCGAACTATTCTTGATGCGTTCCGCTCTTTCACTATATGAATATCTTCACCCAAATCTTTATTTAACTCTGCAAAGGGATTGTATTTCTCAATAGAGCACAAATCTATTTCGTCCTGTGTACGGCGAACTAGCATAGGCGTCCAGTTTTCCTCAATACAACGCTTGAATACGCCGTAGGTTTTCCCCACCTGTCTTGCACCAACCATGATAATAAATGTAGGTTTGAAGCCTAATATATAATTAAAATTTAACCATCCATCTTTATCGTATAAACTCATAATACCACCTTTTCTAAAATAGAATAGCCACCCAATAACGAGTGGCTCTTCTGTCATATATTAAAAGGAGAAAACAATGGCTCTATGCCAACCTTGCATAGACAAATTGACGACCTGCTTTTGAAACATTTGAATCTTTAATGATTGTAAATGCTTCGTCACAGTCACTAAACATATCTATAATTTCAAGATAATCATGGATAAAAGTTGCGCTGTTAGTTCCGTAATACTCATTATCTGAGCCTTTAACAGCCAGAATTTCAACCTCCTTGCCGTCCTGTTTTTCATCAACATAATGAATAAAGTCCATTGCTAACTCAAAACCATCTGGTAAATCTTTCACTGTATTTGCATTTTTAACTGCTTTAAACTGTTCTACTTTTGATGTAATATTTGTTCTTACTACTTTCATATTTGTCCACCTCTCAAATTGTCTTAGATATTTACTACACATTATAATAGCACATACTTATTGTTATGTCAACACTTTTAAATAGTTTCATAATCTTCTACATACTTTCCTTGCACGTATTCAACTACTTTCTCAAATCTATCTGTGATATCTAACTGGTAAGTTGTCTTTAGCATTGCAACATTGCTATAAATGTTAAAACTTCCTTGCGGTGTTGTCACTCTTTTGACACTTTCACAATCGTTATAAACAAGTCGCTTCTTTCCCGTTTCTTCACCGAACAAAAATCCTGTACGAAAATTATCTGGCGTACCCATTATTTTTGAACCTGTCTTTTTTGGTACTCCTGCTATTGTTATTTCAAAAGCATCAGCAATTTGTTGGCAATATTTCTTTGCTCCTAACGTGACAAAAATATCTGCGTTATCTTCCATATCAATGATACCTAGATACTTTTCTACATCTTTCTTAGTAACTGCATAATTCTTAACATAATCTTTATCGCTAGGTTGATACTCTGCCAGAAGTTTTCTATTATACTCTTTAATTACTTCTGTATATTTTTCTGGATGTAAGAAAAAGCAAGAGTCTGTGTCACAGTAAACAACATCATGAGGGTCAAACAAATCTATCATAGACTGTAAAGCAATGTGGTGCTGATGGTGTGGT